CCATTGTTTTGTTTTTAAAAAAGTGGCCCCGTCATTACAACGGGACCCCTATGAAATAATTAGAACGGTAAATCTTCGTCAACCTCTTCGTCAATTTGTGGATCAGCCACAGGTGTAGAAGGTGTTGTTGACTTTGGTGCTGAAATAGTTTCTTCAGCTTGTGAGTTTGAAACGAATTTCTTGGTCTCACTATCCCAACGAGGAACTTCCCCGTTTGCAACCATTTCAAGATATTCTTCAGGTTTTTTAGAATAAACATCTGACCATGTTAACTCATCGTCAATCCAACTTTGAGCAACATTAGAATCTGCGTGTAATGGACCCGCATCTTCAGGAATAACTGAATTGATTGTTGTGTACTCCTTACCTGTTCCTGCTTTAGTTAAAGCTAAAGACAAGATTAAATCACGACCATTTTCAGGATTAGTGATATCACCTTTGTTACGGAAAATTGGGAATACTTTGTCTAAAATACCATCACCTTTGTGATTGTGTTTGAATCTCCAAAATTTAGGACCATCTTGTTCGTGGTCACGGTCGATTACTTTTACGATGTAGAATTTACGTGAACGGTATGTACGTGCCAACTCTTTGTCAGTTGCAACACCCGTCATTTCTAAACTCTCACGTACTTCATCTAATGGAGAACGTTTTCCTTCTTGTTTAGGGTCATATAATTTAACCCATTTTCCATCCACTTGGATTTCGTGGAAAAATACCTCTTTAAATGGTGATGAACCATCACTTGTAGGTAAAATACGAATACGTCTTTCTTCACCTTTAGAACCTTTCGGTAATACGGTTGTGAAATACTTCTTCATGCGGTCCTCTTGGGACACTTTGTTCGCGTTGCCACTTGTGGCGTTGTTCTTGTTTTTCTCGTACTGTGCTAGTACTGCGTCAAATGTAGACATAATGTAAAATTTAGTTTTTAAAACGTTATAGTAAAATATAGATAAAAAAAACCGGATTACGAAATCCGGTCTTAAATTATTTTAAAAAGTTTGTTTTGGTTATTCTTGTGTTAATAGATATGATAATTTATATGTTACTCCCAATATTTCATCTCTTAAATTTAATAAATTAGTGTCTGTTGGTTCAAATTCATCTGTGAATTGAATAAGTGCCTCCGCAATGGTTTTAACCATTCCTTTAATACTTAATTCTGATAGATTCTGTAATTGTAGTGATTTAGTATCATCCTCTAATACAAATCTACCATATTTACCCATGGCTTGTTCTACGAACTCGTCAATCAAATCATTTAATTCACTATAAATCATACCAAATGAATTATGTCTAGCGTACCCTTTGGTTTGCCAATGCATAATTTTAAATTGTACTTGTGTTTCTAATAAAAACTTTACTTTAGAACCTATATTCATCTTCTTCGTTTTCAGGGTTAAATGTTCCTTTTATATCATCAGGATAGTTCTCGATATCGTCTTTAGTTAAAACATACTCATTTTTACCACTTGCTTGCATTTCACCTTGTTTGTGGGCAAAGAATTCTTGTGGTTTTTCATTAAATGGATACGAATCTAATGAACGCATCTCTAATTTCTCTTGAGGTGTTTGAGGTTTCATTTGTTCAATTTTAGAACCTAAACCATCAATTTTTGCAACCAAATTATCCATTTCTGCTAATTTAGCTTCAAGTTCACCCAATTTAGAAAATACATCATCCATTTTAGCAACCACAGAACCTTGGTCTTGTGTATGATTTTCTAAATCCTTCTTAATACTTTTAGTCATATCAACTAAATCTGTAATATCAATTTCTTCAGTTGAATCCATTTCAGGTGCAGATGTATCATCCATACCAGGGTCAGTTCCCATGTCCATTCCCGCATCAGGTGCCGGTGGAGTATCTAATGCAGGATTTGCCGGAAGACCAGCATCTGCCGGTGGTGTATCTAAAGCTGGTTCAGCTTCAGGTGCCGGTGGTGTATCTAAAGCCGGGTCGGGAGCGGCAGCTTCCGGTGCTTCTTGTTCCATTATCATCGTCTTACCATATTTGTTAATGGCTTTATAGCGATTTAGTTCTTCTTGTAGTTTTTTCTCTAACATGGCTTAATCTTGTAATAATTGTCTACCGTCGTTGGTAATGTATTTTTTATTTATTCTTTCAACAATTCCATCTTTTTCTCTGATAGTGTAACATTCACCTGTTACCATATCACACTCTTCTCTTTCCATACCATCGTTAGATACGTTTCTAACTTGTTTTGGATTCAAAAATTGGTTTACTGTGTTTATTCTATTGTTTTCCATAATTTTATGTTATAAGTATAAATATCCCGAAATTCTTAATATTCTATTGTATCTTGAAATATACAACGTCACCATCATATAAACTTAAGTCTTTCATCAATTCATTTGACATACCGATACCATATCCTTTAGTTGATGGTCCAACACTAATAGGTCCCTGTATTGTATTTGTGTCAATTGTATTTTCCGTTATTGGTCCCAATACTAATTTAATGTTTTGTTTTGGGTTTAAAAATATTGTCGTTCCTTTAATAATATCATTTGCCGACTTACTTGATAAATCAAAATTGGTCGAATAAAAATAATTGGTTGATGATTTAATATCTTTCCAAAGTATTTTATTCGGTGTGGATGTTGATCCTGATATAGTTTTGGTCGTTACTCTATTAATCAATGACATTTCAATATTATCGTCAATTTTATAATTTGCACCACCCATATTTGAAACTATCGCACGTAAGTATTCTTCACCATTATATGATATCTTTTGTATATATTTTGAATTCTTATATCCATTATATAATACACCAAAATTACTTACACCAGCATCTTTAATTAATGTTTCGTTAGGTATTGCTTTGTTTGCCGCACCCATATCAATCACACTAGTTCCTTTATTTGTTGTTATTGATGTTTCAGTTGAACCTGTTTGTGAACCTTGTTCTTTTAATTTTGCAACAGCCGCGTTTGTAATTTTATCAAATAAAACTCTATAACTTGACGTAAATGTGTCTTTAGGATTTGGTAACGCACTATAAGGAATTTTAGTACCCTTAAATGAAGTTTTTATATTATTTCCTTTAATGTTATGACTAACCTCCGTTATATAATATGTACCCTTAAACATTGGTACATTTTTCAAATAAAAGTACATTGTTGGTTGTATTTGTACGTCACCTAACATAGTAATCGTACAACTATATGACGCCTGTCTCCACACGTCATATAAACTAGTGTCAATCGAAGCAACCGCAGCACCCGTTTCTGAACGTGCCACATTTTCAAGTACAGGGAAAGATTCTGATGTGTTCTTTAATGTTTCTTGATTTAATTCAATTCCTTTGAATATACTTTGGTTTTGATCACCTATACTTACCTCAAATGCCACAACCTTATTAGATTTTGCCAATTCTGAAGAATTGAATGCATTTGGTATTGTGATAAGTAATGGGTTCTTATTTAAATCACTTGGACTAAAACTATCATCATTATACAAATATTCATCCGAACTAATGTTTGACATATCTTGATACTTTGAAGTCATACCTATGTATTGTAAAATAACTTTAGGTGATGATTCTTGATAATCAACTTCCATAAATGTCCCAAATAAATTACGTGCCACTTTTTTAGATGGTGTTAATTTTGATTTGTTTGAAAAATTAGTTCCGTAAAAATTCACATAAGCCGGCATACATCTCATATCAAATCCTGTGTCTTTGATTATGTTACCACAAACACTATATAAATCCATACTTGAATTGTATTGATTATCAAGTGCAATTAAATTTTCTAAATTAAGGTACGCTATGTTACCAATGTCTCTATTTGCTTTATCTAAAAATAAGAATTCTTCTAATAAACCTTTTTGTCCAATCGAATTACCTGACGCCCATTTATCATTAAATGATTTAAAATAATTGTATAATTCAATCTTTAATGGTTCATTGTTATAACCATCATGTTGTTTTTTAATACCTTTATTATCTTTAGGTTTTAACTTCTTTGCAATCAATTGTGTCAATCTATCAAGATACACATTTAATCTCAATTCGGATTGTAATAGTACATTATTAATTAGATAACTTTGGAATGTTTTTTTGTTCGTAAACTTACCATCTTTCATTCCACCCGCATAAATGTAGATAAGTGGTCTTAATAATAGTATATTATCTTCATTTAACTCAATATCGTTTGTAATGAAGAACTCTTTATAATAATTTGTTGAACCTCCTGTTATTGGATTTTCACCAAGATATAAGTCTAATAACTTTTGT